CGAGAACGAGTACGTATACACACCCGGTATATCTGTTGACGTCTGACCTTTCTGATGACGATAATTTTCCAGTTGGGAGAAAAAGTAAGTTTGTTTGTAAGAAAACCGTTCCTTCCCGTCCAGAATAATTGATGATTCAAGAAGAATGTCGCGCTGGGATACGGCTGTACTCAGACTGTTTCCAGTAGTGTACGACAAAGCCATACCTGTTAATCCCGATGTGTCAATTGGAGGTCTGTAAGGGTTTGCCCAGTTGGTGTAGTTATCCATATCGTTTACAAGAATACGATCTGATCGCTGAGCAACCCATACGACTTGGGTACAAAGATTCTTCATGAGTAATGCTAAGTCATTACTGGCTCCATACTGTCCATTCGCAGATACGGTATCAATTTGTTTGATGAGGAATGAATGCTCGGTCCTATTGATATGTGCTAACTCAGCATCATTCAGGAAAATATAGTTTGCTTCAATGAACGGATTGAGTTTCCAGTACATAAGAGTAGGATTTAAAGGTTGGGAGGGAGTGGCGTAGGTTGGTGGGGACAAGAAATTGTTCATGGTCATGAGTGAAATACTTGAATCGGGAGCAATACGTTGACCGAAATTAGGGTTTACTTGAGTACCAAGTTTCTCACGAATATCGCGGATCGTAAATAGTTCGTACATGTTTCTGAGTTCAACCACAATTTCAACAATTGAGTTTTGTAAGGCTCCGAGAGGAAGAGCAGCACCTACATTCTCACAAAACCAAAAATGGAGAGGAATGTTCAAAACACGTCCGTAAATTGACGGCTCGGCAAGTTGACCCACAGATGAAATCGCATGAGGGTACTGGTTCAAACGATCATACGCGTTAGCAGGATCGTACATTTCTGGCAAATTACCTACCATCTGATTCACCATCGCCTTTTTGTTTGTATCAAAGTTCAGGTCAGCATACAACTTCATCCATTCACCAGTATGACGAACGATTTCCTGACCGTTAATTAGGATTGAGGCATGCTTGATGATATTGTACCCGATATTTCGGATCCATTGGAACTCGTATCCGATAGCTTGGGAATTAGGGTTCACATTAGAATGCGTACCTGGTGTAATCGGGTAAACTGGTGAATAAATGTTCGGAAGTGTCATAACGACATAACAGTCATTAACTAATTGAGCCAATGGATCAACTGTAGCTCGGAGAGTCAATGATCCGGACGGAGGAATTCTCAAATTTGTGGTTTTGAACACTAACTCAAACTGTTCCATCGCAAATTCTGTGTGGCGCTTATACACGGACCTAAAATGCGTGAACGATGGGTTCCCACATACTAGTTGATCTTGTGCGCCTTTATTGACGAGCTGAATTAAACCTCCAGACATCCTTACTTATTTACTGAATACTTTTATGTCTATATACTCCGCATTTCGTGCATCCTGTACGATCTACATTTATGCTTACGGTCGTGCAGTTACATAGACGTGTTAGTTGCAAGTTCTTGGCATTCGTGTTGGCAATATATGATTTGGAATAAATAAAGTCCGCAGTCTGTGAAGCTTTGTAATCTAACCATTGACCGTTTGTGCGTAAAATACGGCTTTCTCCAGTATGCCGAGGAATCAGCATTGGTACGTCATGTACCGCTTGTAACGGTGTGGGAATATTCACGTCCTTATTTCCGGAAATCACGGTAGCATAAGCCTTGGCTCCATTCAGACGTTTCAGACGCGTCCAGTCAGCCGCAGATAATCCACGGGTTCCAGTCTGATTATTTGATGAAGTCCTAGGATGGGCGACAGTCGCCATTTATACAACATGCGGGAAAAAGCTTATAGCGTTCGGTCCATTACGTGATCCTATCTGAAACAAACGCTGGTTATCTTGGAACGCAGAGTAATCAAAGATCTCGTTCGTTTTGGGGTCCAGGATCATGACCATTCCCTTAACTTTAATGATCTGGAGTTTACGTCTCTTTGGCATTAAGTTGCGCTTGTACAGCGTATCCTTTTCGTCCGTAAGGTATGATGGACGATACGCCAAATCTTCAGCTGTTACCGACGTATCAAACCGCATACATTGTATCACCGGCTGTTCTTTGGAATGTAGTTTACGATGAATCTCGCAATCTACTGCCGCCTGTTTCAGGATCGTGGAAATGCTTTTGATGATCCGACCTTTCTTGTATGCTGTTTCATACAGTACTTCATCAGAACTCAAAAAAGCTTCGGTTGGTTCCCCACCTTCGTACCGTTTTGTTATGGTATCGTTGCGTCGTATTAGAGTAATATTAGGTCCTTCCTGATCTTTCAGCTGCTTCTCGGAGAATACAGACATGTATAGTTTGACAGTGACATTACGCTGGTCTTCAGGTAAAGTTGAATGTGAGTTCACGCGGATTGCGCGTCCAATCACTTGTTCAATACGGGCAGGATTCCAATACGGTTCCATAATGTACACGTTTCGGACATTCTTTAAAGTAATACCTTCTGAGGCAGCCTTGGTTCCCATAAAAATACACAACTTCCGCTCTTTCAGAGAATCTTTTAGAGACGAAGGTAACTTTTCAGTTTCCCCATTGAACACTAGACGCGCCATCTCACGTTCGTCTTCGTCTTCGTCTCCCGTATATGAAGCGTATGCCGGTACTCCATTTTTCATTTCTTCTTCCCGCCACTGCCCTCCTTCCTTCTTTAACTTGTAAGGCTGGAACCCATTATGATTCAAAATGATCTTAAAAAGACCGAGTCCTTCTAACGACTTGTATTCGGAATACACAAACTGATTATTGAATTCACCATCTTTACCTACGGTAGACTTCAAATCTTTCAGCATCTGAGCCATTTTTGGCGAAAAGTTTGAAAGTACTTTGGAAGTCAAGAAACGTTCAGGTTCTGAATCTATTTTTTTCAAAATTTCCAACTTGTCTTCAGGAATAGGTTTGCCACGCAAAGAATACTCCGTTTCACCTTCTTCTGTCATCTTGTACTTGAATTCGGGAGGCACTGCAAAGTTACATACTAGACGCGAGGTCATACGGAACGAACCAAGTTCATCGTTTAAGGACGGATTGCGATTCTTTCTAGTTTCACGGTCAATTTCAATTTTACGAGCTTCCAAATACCTCAAATACTGTTCGTCGGACATCTCAATTTTCTGAAGAGTCTTGTCTTCATCTAGACGTTTAGGAAGCACTTTCTCGTCGGCGCCTTTGTAGTACGATACCAAACCCTGAATACGACGTCCAAGCAACAACGCGTTTTTGATATTCAGTCCTTCCACAAAAGTTTTCACAAACTCTTCGTATTCTGTGGGCAAACACTCCAAATTCTCTACAGCCATCTTGTCTTCGCCCAGCAACTCTACACCAGCAAACTTATTTTCAAACTCTGTTTTCCATTCCGCTGCCCATTTCTTGATATCCGGTTCCTGCTTGAAGTCCTTGGAATACTTTACGGCAATCCGATCACCTTTCTCGTTATACACGCTTTCAAAATAAGGAGGATTACGTGTCAGTTTCAGTTCGTGTTTCACGGAATTGTATTCTACCGTATCTACATCTTTTTGCTGCCGGAAAAAAGCGGTCATTAGAGCTTCGTCCCACGTCATAGCTGATTTGGTAGGAACTGTGACTCGTTCAATAGGTCCACGCAGAAGATTCATTAAGAAAGCAATTTCTTGGGGACGATTGATAGTGGGAGTACCCGACAAAGCCACTACTTTACAACTCTGAGCTTTATATATCATATCGTACATCCGGCGCTTCAGTTCGCTTTCATTAATTACGGCACTAATTAAGTTATGAGCTTCTTCTACGATTACCACTGAGTCATCAAACATATGAGGAGAATGAAGAATACGCTCTACATTAGAATCCAAAATGCCGTTATAGTTAATGAATGTGAATCGTGAATTTATTAGATCGTCAATTTGAGCATCAATACCTTTCTGTTGGTCTAGTGACAGCGTCCGGAAATTCGGAGCGGCTCCTTGAACGGTCATAAAGTACCGCCCCTGCTTATCCAAATATTCGTCGGAAATGCCCATAGATTTTGCAGTATCACGATCCTCTTCGGTCCTAACCTTCTTCTCTTCCCAGTGGCTGTCTTTCTTGTACACTGGATCACCACATGTCCTGATCTCGCCAAGAAAGTTAGCCTTGAGTGATGCCGGAAGAAGAACAAATACTTTCTTATTGGTCATCAAAGATTCAGCGACCGCGATAGCTGAACATGTCTTTCCTGATCCAAGACCGTGGTATACAAGTAGACCGCGATACGGAGTTTCAATAAGAAGGTAGTCCCTGACGAGTTTCTGGTAAGGGTACAGTTCGCCGGGCTTACCGTCTGTTCCTTCAATATCCTTCTGACGGTACTTCAGGAAAATTCGGGTTATGGAATCCACGAATGCCTTTCTGTTGGGCAAAACGTAGGACATTCTCACTTAATTTTACAACCGAAATGATAATGGAAGAGGTTGTCCGCAAGAATCCTAAATTATGGACTGTCGCAATATACCTTTTTTACGTTGCTGGGTTTCTCTATCTAAAACCAGCTGTGGCTTTTGATAGACAAGGAAATATCCGTCCCTTTGGTGTTGGAAAGAAGGAGTCTACAGTGTTTCCAGTCTGGTTGTGGATCATGGGTCTGGCAATGGCTGCATACTTGACCGTGGGATATATTTTGGACTTTGATTTTTGAAACTACATTTCGTAAAAGAATGTTTCGGGATTGTACCGTACTTTCTCCATGAATTTTCTCAAAGCCGGCTCATCGGCTAATTTGTACTCTCCTATCTTCTGGTAATTGTTTTCCAAAACATCGCCCTCATGAACGATCACATCCTTCTGAGGCCGCTGAGATAATGGATGAAGCACAAGTTCCGGAACAGATTTGGTTCCAGAAGCGTCTGAAGCTAAGTGCATATACTTACGATTACGACGAGTCTTATTGCGATTCAAAGCTCTAGCATCATTAATTGAAATTTCCACCATTCCGACAATTTCAGGATACTTTTTGATGACTGTGGAACTCAAACACGCATCGTAATCATTCCGAGCTTTGGGCAAACAACCTTTGGGAACTTTAGAGCAAGGTTTCAAGAAATTTTTTTGTGTATTCTTTGCCAGTCTTGTGTTTTTGGAGGGAGAAAGTAACCACAAAACCTTGACGTCACGAACAAGTTTGTAAGCTACTATCGTCTTAAGATCACTAAACCATTTTGTTAGTGCAATTTTTCCCGTGAACGGATCCGGGTAAAAAAACACGTTCTGGTTTGGAGTTATACACCGAGTACCATCAGGAAGCAGAACTCCTCTCAAATCATCTTCCGGTTGCTTTACCAGACGGAACAGTAGTGTCCCTTTTGGTATAGTTTTTACTTCCAGTTTTTTACGACGATACAGAATCGTCTCCATTACTTATTATTCGCAAATAAACACACAATGTAGAATCCTCGGATCTTGAGTTTTTCTACCTTGTATCCCAAAACATCTAGGCGATGAAAATTGTAGTTCCCAGGAACTTTTAAGAAAATATACTTGGAATCTTCCAATAATACCGGAATAAGCTCATCTATCCGCTTCTTACCTAAAAACAAATCTAGTTCTTTCTTGTCTTTGTACTCTGGACCTCCCCACGGAGCATCAATGTAAACAACATCCGTCATAATATCCGGAATAGCTTTGGTGGAATCTCCGTGGTACAGATCTACATTTTTCAAACCAAACACTTCAACATTATTTTCTAAAACCTTAAAGTTCTCTTTTTTAAGTTCGTATGAATCCACGTTCTTGAAATTCAAACCAAAAAGGATCGTATCACCTCCAACATTTCCAGTCATGTCGGTTATAGTCTTGGCTTTCAAATTCTTGACTTTTTCTTTCATGAACTGAATAAGCTTTTCTCCGTCCCGCCGCTTTGTGATAGAATACTCTCCTTCTTCTGTCATTTGGAGCTTATCGTAATCTACTCCCTTCTTTTGGGGAAACAAGATTTCATTACGACTCCGACCTTTTCCTCGTATAACGCGACGAGTAAGTCCCATTATTTATTACGCAGGTTTCGTTGTAGATGCATTCTTAGCATCCTTGTGCTGCTTCTCACTGAGTTTGGCCATAAGTTTAGTCTTGAAACTTGCCATTTCGTCTACGGACGCAACACACGCTTTCGTGGATGCGTCGTGGAATGCCCAGATGATCATAGGCCACAAGAAAATAAGAAGAATGTGACCCAGTGATACGCGAGTATTCATAGGTTCTTCTAGCCCAAAACTCGTATAAAAGTCAACGAACGGACGGCGCAAAAACTCAAAGTACGAAGCTAAAAAGAATGCTAGAGATGGAACTGCAGCAGCAACCGCTCCGTCCTTAAACGAAACGGCAGTATCCGTCTTTTGGCATGTAGCATACGTACTTGCCATAAGAATCCCAGCAGTTCCTACTGTAAATGCGCCAAACACTCCAGCCGCTGAAATAACGGTGTTCATTGTTATTACTATGGCATACTTTGATGTGTGGCAATTAGACGTTCAACTTGTCCCATAAGAGCCAAGCGTTCCGTATAATGTGGTCTAATTACTGCCCTGCATTCATTCAGTGATTTCCAGTCAACTTCGGAAATTTCTTTGCTCTGCATGAATGTGAGTTTCTGTTTCAGGTTCACGATCTTGGAATCTTTCAGCATCGCCACAAAGTAGATATGGCGGTACATGATATTGTTGGTACCTTTAAATGTTTCGGTGAACTTCAGGGTTTCGTGAAGTGTATAAGCTTCAGGGGGAATATTGGTTTCTTCAAAGAATTCACGGACAGCACACACGGAATCAGACTCGCCTCTCGCCCTCCTACCTTTAGGAAACCCCCATTCTGGTTCAGAGTACTTTGAACAATTACGTTTACAAATATCGGTACGGTCAAGTTGGTAATACTTGGATTTGGAAATTTCGTACTCTGTGGAATGCGTATCTCGTCCCTGTCCCCACAGTTTGGTCCACAAGGTATCAAACTCTTCAGACACAATAAGTTTCTGTTCGGGCAAGGTCATATTTCCAATAAGGCGATCAATGTATGCCGGATCGCCCAAATCGTACTTTCCTCGGATAAATTCCATATACGCCATTGAATCTTTGCGTTTCACCATCAGAACTCCTACTGTTCTGGGATCTGTTGGTAGTTTTAGGGGATCGTAAGCTCCTCGCAAGAGCAGGATTCCACACGATATGATTGGGTCTTTACATGTTCGGAACACGTGACCTTTTTCACCACAATTGTTGCAGTACATTTCCTTCACCGACATTTCACTGTCATATCGTCCGTTTTTACTTCCGGCTTTCTAACAAATGGGTGGAAGCTCAAGTAAACCAGCACCGACAGCTCCTCTGCTCGCTAGACCGGACCTTTCCCAAGCCCAGAGCGTCACCTATTCGCCAGGTTACCTAGAAAGCCTGACAAAACAGAATGAGGCGGCAATTAAGGCGGCTTCTGATGCGGCTGCGGAAGCGGCTCGTACAGCTGCGTACTGGGCTTCTTGGTTGTTTGCCGGTAAAGCCTTTGGAATAATTATTCTGCTGGTAGGATTTGTTCTTATAATTATCGGAATCCATGACGCCATTATTCGTAATACTGGCGGACAAACTTGGTTGTTTCCCGGCGTTGCCCACTTCACCAACTTTACTGAAGGATTTGGTATGACAACTGGATCTGCACCTTATGCTTCCTCCCAGGTGCCTTCCACTTCGTCAAATATTCCAGGCCCTACTGGTGCTACTGGTGCTACTGGACCTACTGGTCCAGCTGGATCAGGCTATGCTTCTGGATCATCAAGTGGAAAAACCACACTTCCTCCTCCTCCGCTACTGTACCAGTGGTATTACGGAACTGGAAACATGCCTGATGCCGTAGATGCCCAGAAAACCACAATGATAACTGCTGCTGGCGCTCCTTTGTCGGCTGGGAACCAAGGAGCTTATGGTATGCAGTGGTGGATGTACATCAAGGACTGGAATTACGGGTACGGACATGAGAAACCCGTTCTCATTCGCCCAGATGCGACAAACCCTGCTATCATGAACCCTAAAATCACACTTCATCCAACTGATAATGTTCTGCGCATTAGTGTATCAGTGTTTCCTACCGATCATACTGGCGGAGTATCTGAACCTGCTCCCGCCAACGCTCCAGAAACAGCTGACGATGTATTCACGTGCGAAGTCCCGAATATTCCTCTACAGTCATGGTTTTCAGTATCTCTAACTGTATTTGAGCGTAATTTGGACGTTTATCTCAACGGTATGCTTGTCAAGTCCTGCTTCTTGTCGGGAGTACCAAAGCCCGCAGTCGGAGATATCCAAATCACTCCTAATGGTGGATTCTCGGGTCAAGTGTGTGGTCTCCAAACATCTTCTAAGGTCATCAACCCTTCCGATGCTCTAGCGTTCTACTCCACCAGCAATTCGTGCGTCACCACAAATCCAAATTCTGAAAGTGCTATTGCTATGGCAAATACCTCAGGCTACTCTGTAAAGTTCGGACTCTTTGATGCTGTTGGAAAACAACTTCGGGAATATACATTCTAATCTAAAACTCTACTAATAATAACAATGAGTTAC